GAATCCCGGAGTCTTCACTGCGTCGCTCGGTTGTAAGTAGCCAGACCGAGAACGTCAGCGACCTTGCTCCAGATCTCCTTGTCAGTCATCTCCTCGAACTCACCGAAGACCGTGAGCAGCGCGTCCTTGCCCTTGAGCAGGTGGACCATCCCACCGCCGTGAGGGATGTACGCCATCCCGGGGTTGTTGCGCAGGTCCTCCACGATCTGGAAGAGGTCCGGGTAGGTCGTGCCGTTGGGGGCCAGCGAACCCGGAGCACCCTTGCCGGTCGTCTCGAGCGTCTTGAGGATCTTGATGGTCGTCTTGCGCGAGATCCGACGCTTGTAGAGCTTGAGGAACACCAGCCCGATGAGGGCGATCGCGATCTCCTGCTTGTAGCTCAGGTAGAGGTTGATGCCTCGACCCACGGCCTTCTGCACGTGCGGAGGAGCGTCCTTGAGCTTGTCGTCGGCCATCTGACCGAGGTCCTCGATGGACGGGATGTTGCCCGCGAGGTTCCGGAGCTCCTCGGCGTTCTTCGGGAGAGAGGTGACGTCGAAGATCGGCTTGTCAGAGGGGTTGGGCTTGCCGGACGGGGTCTGGTCGGACATTTGGATTCCTTAACTTTGAGGGTTGAATGATGCGATGCGGTCGAACCAGTTTCGAAGAAAGATGCTAGAACTCTCTCTATCGATGTCAAGCACGAAAATGCTGTCGTCTTCCATTCGGACTGCGTGTCCGACACGTATGGCAACGCCATCGTCCACTGTCTGCATGATCGGAATGACGTAATTCATGATTCCCTACAGTCGAAGGGCCAGGACGCAGACCTTAGAGGTCCCCTGTCTTTTACACCCGAGCCAATACCAAGGCTGAGGTCCTGATTTCATATACGACGAGGTATGCGCTTACACCACGGCACGACGTTTAGGCACCGAGTGGGCCGCTAGATCTCCCACTTCCTCCTCGCCTGCTCTACTCGCCCCAGCGACAATCGTAGCCGTCGACGCTGGGGCCCCACTGATGTGCTCTCTTGCAGAGGAGACCAACTTCGTCATCCTCCTTGATCAGAGCACCTCGAGTGTCCTCGATGCCGTAGGCCAGATCGTCATCCCTGAACTTGATGACGATCTTCTCGGCCACCCCCTCGCCATCGGCGACGATTCGACGATCGACCTTCTCGACGGATCCTGTCACCGGAGTCCAGTAGTGGTACTCCTTGCTGAATGGCCAGAGAGTCCAGACAGCGATGATCAGGATCGCCACCGGGGTTCCTAGAAGGAAAACCAATCCACCGCTTCGATCCTCGCCGTATGGGGACTTGAGAAGCAAGATTCCGAACACCATACCGGCAAACAGAAGGATCAAAAGGATCGGAACCCCGACGAGGGTTCCCGCAGTCCATCCGCCGTTCATGCCGGACGGTCGAACGGACGGAAGGCGTACGCCAGGGAGTTCTTGTCGAACGCACCGAAGCCGTACTCAGCGCCGATGGTGTCTCCCGCCTCCTTGGCGACCTCTAGAGCGTCCTTGCCGGTCTCTGCTGCCACCTTGGCCAGCTGCAGGCCGTACCGGACACCCTGGTCGAACGATGTCCACATGGACTCGAACGCGAGGTCCTGCTGGACGCTGATCGCCGCGTTGACGACCTTGCGGTGCTTGGCGTACAGGCTGCCCACGATCATGGTCGTACCGACGATGACGAGGGTCTTCCCGACCTTCTTGCGCTTCTCGACGTCGTCGAGGGCCTCGCTGAGGTTCTTACGCATGGTGCTCCTTAGAATTGGTGGTGCGAGGGATGGCTGGTCTTACTGGGTCGGAGCGGTGAGCTTCTCCATGAGCTGGTTGACCACGCCCTGGACGGCGCCCTGACCGTTGTCACGGTCGTAGAGACGCGGGTCGAGCTCCTCGCGGAGGACGTCGATCTTCATGACGCGACCCTTGAGGTAGTCGAAGTAGCACACCTGCTTGCCGCTGTTGCGAGGCCACTCCTGGGTGTTCTCGTCCAGGAGCTGCTGCGCCTCCTCGAGCGTCATCGGAGCCGGGTTGAAGTGCAGGAAGCCCGTGCCCTGCGGCTGGGCCCGGTCGTACAGAGCCGCGAGCAGTGCAGCGCGGTCGATGCCAGTGGTGTTGACGGTGGACATTTGGTGCTCCTTAGAATTTGAATGAGTATTGCGAGGATGGTTAGTGCTTGCGGTACTTGTCCGCCATCGAGCGGTTGTTGTGGACCATGACGCCACCCTGGATGGGCTCGATCAGGTACCAGTCGCCGTCGGCCCACTCGTAGGCCAACGCCAGGAGCTCCCACGGAATGTTTCGCAGGTGCGGAGGCGGATTGTGCAGTGTGTACTTCCGAGAACGAATCCCAGGACGAACTGGGTCTCGGTTGATGTCCGCAGCAGCCCGGACAGGCGTCTCTGCAAGCTTCTGCAAAGTTGACTCGGACACGTGGAGCTCGTGCTGAATGGGAGACATGGTTGGTTGCATGGCACTCCTATAATTAGAGGAAGACGTAAACCCCATGGAGGGGTTTAGAGGTCTGGAACTATCGCTTGTTGGGATGGTTGATCGATCAGGCGGAGTCGATGACGTCCTGCATCTTGTTCATGTAGTGAGTGACGATGGCGAGCGCGACGTTGTAGCCGAGCCCGAATCCGGCGACACCCGCTGCGGCGATGGCAACGGACACGTAGACGTACGGGAGGTTCTGCTTGATCTTGGGCATGGCAACTCCTGTGTGAAGGGATGGTTCACTATAGGAGATGTTTTTACCGCGAGTTACTCCTCACCACATGTCGGACAATCGATCGAGCAGAAGATCCCGTGGTCGTGGGCCTGGGGACCACACGCACGAGAATGCGGACCAGACTTCCCGTTCGAGTTGTGATCCTCGATCGCTCGGATGTCCGTGGTCTGGATGGGACCCTTGGTGTTGCCCACAACACCGAACGGCTTGTTCCACTTGATCTCGTGGTTTGAGTCCTGACCCTCCTTGAATGCGGCTGATGCCAGAGCAATGGCATCCTTCATGTCCCCGGCCTGGACGAGCACCTCTCGAACCTCACGCACTCGGAAGTACGGCAGGTTCTCGAGACGCTCCCTCTCGAGCTCCGCTCGTCGTGCTGCAGCAGCCGCTCGATCCCGACGCTGCTGTGCCTTCATCCTATCCTTGCGAGCCTGCTCCTCGGGAGACAGGGGTTCGAAAAAACCACCGAACGGATTCTTCATGGGGTTTCCTCAGTGGTAACGTTGCTCGTCACGACAACGTTGTCGAGCATGTAGGGAAGTGTCGTTTCGAGCATCTTGATTACGTCGTCCTTAGTCCGAGACACCAAAAGCATGTCTCTTCGCTCTACGGTCTGGACGAGCTCGACATCGTCTGTCTCGGCATTGATCACAATTTGAAACCTCACACGAGCCCCTAAGGAAGAAGGTTGTAGATGATGCCCTGGATGTTGAAGTTCAGATCGAACGTGTTGTCGGGCTTTGCGACCGTTCCGAAGTCGATCTCTCCGGGATACATCCATCCAGCCACAGCACCGAGCTGGGTCCTCGGAAGGCCCAAGAAGTCGTACACGTCGTTGAGAAATACGTGACCTCGAGAACGAAGCAGGTCGTTTGCGTGGTTCTGCTGAGCGCGAATGAACAAGTCGTTGTACTCCTGATGGATGCTCCAGGCAGCGCAGGTGTCATCGAATGTTCGAGCCGAGTCGTTCCGGATTGTTGCAGCTTGCACGACGAACAACTGAGGAGCGGACTTCGTTTCCATTAGGACTCCTTATAATTGGATGAACCTAAACCCTATGGATCTAGGGTTGTCGGTTCTTGAACCTATCGGTTGTTCTTGGAGTTGTAGCGGCTGTAGGCCATGACGATGCTCCAGAACCCGGCGGTGAAGAGCGACAGGATGATGTCGAGAACGGCGCGGGACTTGGAGTACTTCTTGGGCTGGCAGTTACACATGGCAGGCTCCTCGAGTGACGAAGGGGGGTTCACTAGAGGGCGTGTTTTATTCGCGAAACCTAGACCCCGTGCGCTGTGTACACCCTCAAGTATTGCCGTTTCCGACTCAATGAGGGCGCACCAGGACACGGGGTCTAGGGGCTTAGGGGGTCATTATAGGCCGTGTTTTATTCGCGAGCGCTAGCCTTCTTCTGACGGTCCCGTTCGTGTCTCTGTGCGCTTGCCACTCGACTATTTGACATAGACGAGACATGTCCGTCTGAAGTACACCTCGTTCGAGACTCCTTGAGCTTTGCGATCTCGTCTAGGAACCTTTGTGTGGGGCGTCCCTTGGCATGAGCTATTGAGGCTTGACGTGCGAGCTTGGCTATTGCCCCGTTTTCCTCGCCGCACTTAGCACATGGCTCGAGACTCACCGCGAGGACTCGGAGAAGACCGCCCCACTTGCGATTGCCTCGGTCAGAGCCTTCTCTGCGCCAGGACCGTGGAGTCGATCTATGACCGACCCCTCCTTGCGGGGGTTCATCAGCATCCCCTTGGTTCCGAAGAAGTCGAGGAGCTGGTTCTCGGTGACGACGTGAGATGTACCGTGCGTGGGGAACTTGAGTTCGTAGCAACGACCGAGCTCCTCCCCGGCGAAGAAGGTGGTGAGGGTCCAGCCGTCGCTGTTGATCGGGACTGTGCTGCTCATAATTGTTCTCCTTAGGGGATGTAGGTAACGAGAGTGACGATGCGCTTGGTAGTGTCCTTGTACTCGTGATACGTTAAGCAGTGCATCACGTAGTCCTTGTCGTCGCTCTCGACGATGTCGACCCATCGACCGTCGACCTCGATCTGACCGATGTGCTTACCGGGCATGGTTGCTCCTAGTCCTTGTCGACGTATCGAACGGTTCGTGTTCCGAGAAGAGAGTCCGCCAAGTCGCTTGTTGCGTAGCCGAGCTTGACGAGAACCAACGACAGCATGTACAGCGGAAGAGCCATTGCTGCACGAGGCGTTGACATCTTTTCGTATACGGTGCGGGTCTTGTACCGGTCCGTGTACTTGAACACAATTGCTCCTAGCTAGGAAGTGGAGTTCTTGGACAGTAGTGCCATGGCCTTCTCGAAGACTGCCTCATCGACCTCGAACGACTCGGTCTCGACCTTCGCCTGTGGGTCCTGCTCGACGTCAGAGGGGTAACGGTATTGAACCGTGACGTTCACAATGCTCCTTAAAATTGAGACTTAAACCCCATGGGTCAAATGGGGTTCAGAGGTCTGTGACTGAGTCAGACGTGGGGTAAGGCTTGTCGTTCGGCATAGCTGTAACCGGGGTCGTGGGATCCGGAGTCCGGCGAGTGGATGAAGCAGTACGGCTCGTCGTCGTAGGGGACGATGTTGCTGCAGTGCTCCTTTTCGCAGGGGTGGGATCCGGCATCGAACTTGGTGTTGCCGAGGCTGGCATCGAACATGGCAGTACCTCCGTAGAGTGAGTGGGTCATTATACGCCATGTTTTACTCGCGAACTCAGATGAGCAGCCGGATCTTGATGCACTCACCGGTGTCGTAGCAGTACGCCATCTCCTCAGGAACGATGAACGAACCATCGGGAGAGACGTTACGACACGTGAGAAGCTTCAGACCGCTATTGCGCTCAGCGATGTAAGTGTCGCCCGCCTCGATCTTCTCACGGAGGACGGTGAACGGCACGCCCTCGATCTGAAGCGTGTCGAGGGCCTCGCGAATCCCAGGGTGAGCCTTGATAAACAGGATGCTAGCACCGATCATGTCGCCCAGGTGCTTATCGATCTGACAGGTGGCACAGAGATCAGGACCCTCGCCGGGTGCGATGTGGATGACCTTGTGGCAGGTCGAGCAGTTGGAGCGGTTGAGTGTGAGGGAGTCGGACATATTATCTCCTTATAATTGGTTTAAATGGTTTAGCCGACGCTCCGGAATCGAACCGGATACCAGTAAGTTGCTGGCAGCATGTCTCCCCTTGCGAGGTTACAGGACTTCTCCTGAAGACACCTCCTGCACGCCGGGGCTTATGGGCCCAACGAAGACGTAAACCCCATGGAGGGGTTCAGAGGTTTGAGACTACTTCTTGGTCTGGTGCTTGTCGCAGAACGACGAAGGGTAGTTCACCCCGAGGTATTCGTCGCACACAACATTGTTTTCATCTGTGTGTTCACAGTGTTGGATGCGGACGTAGAGGTCGGGTGAGCTGTATTCCGTGTGGGTGCTGGACATTTCAATCCTTTCGTAGAGGTCTCTATTATACGAAAGGTATTTCACGCGAAGACCTAGAGCCCCTGCAGATCAAGCAACCGCTGGTGGGGGGCAGTTGACGTGCAGGGACTCTAGGAGCTTGTGAACTACTTCTTCTTGAGCTCGGACTTCAGCGCTCGGCGAGCGACCTCGGTCTTCCAGGCGTTGGACTTCTTGTTGTCGATGTAGACGTTGAGAAGCTTGGTGACTGCTTGGATGGCAGTGGCTCCAACGCCCAAGGCGACGAGAGGGTTGTCCTGGGCCTGGCGGACGAGGTTGTTGACGAACGGGCTGGGGGGCATACGATTCTCCAGGGTCGAAGTGGATGGTTCACTATAGGAGATGTTTTTCGCGCGAAACTACTATTTAACGAGACTGGGCTTAAACGCCTCATGCTCGATGTCAAGTTCTTTTTCGACACAGTCTACGCAATACGCTCTGATCGTAGACTTTGGCAACCCTTCAATGTCTAATCCACACAGAGTTATTACGTTGTCCTCTGTGAGATGCATGGGTCTAACTTCAGAAAGATCAATTTCCTTGACCTTCATCGATTTTACTCGCGAGTTCCAGCGTACGGTCCCCTACGACGCCGGATCGGGAATCGTGAACGGTTTCGGAACTCGTGGATCTGGTTCAGCACCTCGACCTCGTGTGTCTGCAAGAAGAACTCGTAGTCACGATTGGCATCGTGGAATCGGGCACGCTGAGCCTTCTCCAGGTCGTCTGCCATCATCTCGCTGGGGTCGGGGGTGCTGGTGTCCTGGATCTGAGCCATTCGGGTCTCCTAGATAGGATCTAACATTATTGGGAGTTTGGTCGGGTCTGGTGTACTGCGTCTCGTACGAGGTCCAACACAAGATTGTACTCGAACGTGTAGTCGTCAGCATCGAATATCTCATCGAGCTGGTCATACCACACTGACGCAGGAAGAGGGTTGAAGATCTCTATCTCTTCCGGCGACAGATGCGTCTTCGTTACCCGACCGGTCAACTTCAAATCCAAAGAATACGGATCCTCCAACCTGTCGTCGATCTCGTAATCCTCGAAGGGACCGTAGTACGTCTGCTTTTTGTATTCGTCATGCAGGATGTACATCATCGGCCATAATTCCAATCCACACCGCAGTACGGCTGATTGTAATGTTGCTGGACACCATCGTTGTCGACGATGGACCCACAGCTGTTGCAGAAGCCAAGGAGAACACTGCAACTAGGACACAGCATTTCGCCATCTCTGGTCACAGATATGCGGTCTAGCGAGTCGAGTCGGTAGCAACCACTACACGTTACTATCGTTTCTCGAACAAACGGATGCGACCCGTCGTGTGTATTAGAAGAGGTCTGCGTAGTCGATGTCACACGAGGGAAAAGCCAGTCAACCTTTTTGCCAGTAATTCCGCATGGGTAGGACCGAAAAGTCAATGGCCAGGCACGGCTTACCATCCTTAGTCAGCGCCGTACCGAACGTCACCTCGAGCAGCTTGTCATTTGACCAACCGACCTCATCCGACATCGAGGTCTCGTCGATCTGGAGTTTCTTGTAGAAGTCGCTCAGAGATGCGTACTCGTTGTTCAAGATCTGCTCGTTGATGTCATTCTGCGCCTTGCGGATGGTCTCCATCGTGCTCTTGAAGTACCGCCCGCTGAAGGAGTCAAAGCAGAGAACTTCGTCCCCGTCGATGATCACGAGCTTACTATTTGGATTGGCATCAATGCGATCCTGAGCGATCTCGTCTCGAAGATCCTGCTCCTCGGACTCGCCGAGGATTTTGACGACCTTATCCTTGTACTCGGTGTACGCCCGCTCAGACACGGTGTAAGCGGCGGCAAGTGCTGCGGCCCGCTTGGTACCGATGCGGTTGGCCATGACGATGCAGCCGATTGTTGTTGCACCAGACACCACGGGAGGGATGTAGCAAGTCCAAGCTACCCGCGCTAGCTCGAGATTTGACGGAAGATCGACACGACCGTCGTACTTCTCCTTGATGTGCTTCTCGAGCTTGTGGTCAGCCCTGCGCGTTGCCTTGACTGCCAGAACAGCCGTGGTGATCACACCACCCACACCAACGGCAGTCAGAAGGAGTGGAGCGTTATCTGCTCCGAGTTTCTGCAAGTACTTAAGACGAGAGACGAGGGACATTTGAACTCCTAAAATTAGCGAAAGACTAAAGCCCTTGGAGGGGGCTGTAGCCTTTGAGCGGTACTACTTCGGGACGATGAGTGTTCCGGCGTTGTAGGTCAGGGTCTTGTCGCCGATCGTGGCCTGCTGGCTGTCGCACTTGCTTCCGTCACCGTTGCGGTGGAGGAAGGATGCTGAGCCGGTGCAGACGCGTCGGTTGTGCTTGACACACTTGAGCTTCACGGGATCTCCTTTCTGAGGTAGAGGTCTCACTATAGGGCGTGTATTATTCGCGCTGCTTCAGCGCAATAAGATCCCGCAAAGCAATGACCTGCTCCACCTCGGTGACGAGCTTCATTCGCTCCTTCTCGTACATGTTCCAGTGTGCATCCGTCACCTCGGTCTGACCCGAAGCAATGCTGATCGCCACGAGCACTCGAGACCCGTACTTCTTGTAGGCCTCGGACAGGGTCATGTCGAGCGTCTTGATGAATGGGTCTTCGGTCTCAAATGTCTGTGCCATTACCACATCGCCTTCTGATCGCCGGGTGCGAAGTCTGAGATTCCGAGCTTGTAGTTCGCCTTAGCCGATTCGACGGCGTAGGTCTGGCCCTGTGCGAGCCACCAGATCATTCCGTACATCTCCTCGATAGCCTCCTTGGCGTCACCGAGGTTCTCGATGCGTGACAGATCGGGAAGGTCGAGCGTGCCATCCTCGTTCACACAGTGGTTGTACGATCCAGCCATAATTCTCCTTAAAATTAGAAAGACGTAAACCCCATGGTGAAATGGGGTTCAGAGGTCTGAGAGGTTCTAGCTGATGGAGCGATCGGCGGTGAGGTCGTGGACGGTGGCCTTGGCGTTGTCGAGCAGGCCGCTGACGGTGCGGTTCGAGGTCTCGGGAGTGGTGTACTCCTTGTAGATCTGGAACGCGCCGACGACGGCGAGGCCCTTGACGGCGAGGCTGACGAGCGACTTCATGTGCTTCTCACTTTCTGTCGATAGAACGGGTCATTATAGGGCTTGTTTTTTACGCGAGAGCTCCCGGGCCAGGAATCGAACCTAGATCAAGGGAACCAAAAACCCTTGTGCTGCCGTTGCACCACCCGGGACCGAACTATTCCTTTGTGGGCACCACCGTGAGGTGATTCTCGGCGAAGTACTTCTCCAGAGCGACCAGGATCTTGTCGCCTGCAGCTCGACGCTCTGCGTTGCTCCCGTGTGTGACTGAGTCGTGAGCGAAACGACCCAGCTCTTCGGACAGGTCGTATCGGTACGGATAGAAGCGCATACCGTTCACTCGAAGTACTGGGATCTCACGACGACCCTCGTACGACTCCAGGAGACGAATCGTGTGAACACGATCTAAAGCGAAGTCGTCTCCAACATCCTCCATGACCTTGACGTAAGCGGCCTTCTTGTCCTCAGCTTCAACGACCTTACGGCGTCCATCGATCTCGAACTCGAAAGTTGTCACAATTCGGTCTTCCACTTCTGGTTGCGGATGTCTTGACGGATGTGAAAGCGGCGGCGAGAATTGACAAACTTCTTCGCGCCCTTGACGGCCCGAGCCATGCCTCGGTGTCCGTCGGTGAAGTCGTTTCCGATGCCAGATGATTGGATCGGCTTCCCCTCCGGGGTTTTTGATCCGAAGCCCATCATGGATTTGTCACGGTGCTGCTGACCTCGGGAATCGTACATCATTCCTCCGAGTATGTTTCGTGTCGACGATGTTCTGCTTCCTCGATGGGATCGATCTCGTTTTCCCACGCTCGGGGCGGAATGACGTCCATGACCCAAGCCGCCAAAGAATCAGCGGTCTCTCGACTGAACTTGGCGTCTGTGTAGTGCTTACCCGCCTCGAAGAGACGGTCACGAATCTCATCGCACAGCTCGGAACGTGCTATGGGGTTACCCATTTGGCATCACACATTCAACATCAACGGTCGTGACAGAACCGGAGACAGTCTCGCCCTTGCTGCTGGTACCCGTTCCGTATCCGGTCGAGACATCGCTAGAGAGCGTACCTCCTGCTGCCTCACATGCCTTGCTGTCGTGCTCCCATGCAAGGTGCAGAGCAAGAGCAGACAGGAGGATGAACGCCACAGCGATCAGACACATCGACAGATTGGTGATTCCATAGCCGTCGATCAGCTTCAGACGCTTGAGAACGTCGCGAACCTTTTCCTTGTTCATGTGGTTCCCATCTGAACCTCGGTCGGAACGAGCTTGAACGCGGGGTACTCGTTGATCCACCAGTCGGCAGTCTTACCCTCCATGTACTGGTGACCATTCCCGTGCTTGTGGTCCACCTCGTCCTGGACCCATCGCTTGGCGGCCTCCTCGTCGATGGCGACCGCACGGAACCACTGAGCTCCGCTCATCGAGTCGGGGCTTGACTGAAGGATCACAATTACCTGCATGATTGCTCCTTATAATTTAAAGACATAAACCCCATGGGGGTTTAGAGGTCTGTGACTAACGGGGGAGGATCTTCTTGATGAGGGCGTCGATCGCGTTCCTACAGAGCGGGCAGTTGTTCTGCTGGTACTGACGGTGCTGCTTGCAAGGCCTCATAAGGTCTCCTTGGTGTCGGGTCGTTATACACCATGTATTACACGCGAAGACATATACCACATGGCTGTGGTATAGAGGTCTGGGGGATCTACTGCTTCTTCTGGGACTTCTTCTTGGTGCGCCGGTGCTTGGCGTTCTTCGCCTCGAGCACCTTCTTGAACCTTGCGGTCATCTGGAAGTGCTCGATCGTGTCGGTGTCGGGCTTCGGGTTCATGAGAACTCCTATCGAAGTGAATGGATCATTATAGGAGGTGTTTTTTGCGCGAACCTAAACCCCATGGTTTGGGGTCTTGGTTCTGACTACTAGCTGATGAGTTCTGCGTACTTCTGGTAGAAGTCCTTCTGGATCTGCTCGTCGTGATCGTCGTGGTACCAGCCGTTCTCGAACCGGTACTGGACGTACGCCTGGGCAAGCAGGTAAGCGTCGTTGATACGTTCCTGCTTCTCCCGGCGGTCGGAACGGTAGGTTCGGATGGCCGCTACGACAAGCACGAGGGTGCAGAGAACGAAGAAGAACTGGAACACGTGTGTGTACATGGGGTCTCCTCGGTAGGGGTCATTATACACCATGTTTTCCACGCGAACCCTAAGAAGAATCAGACCCTTCAGTTCCATCCGGCATCTTCACCCAACGGAAATGTTTCTCATCCAGGTCAGACATAGCGTCTTCTTCGTCATCAGGAAAACGGTGAGCTGTATGCGGCACGTTATCCTTTCCAATCCACGCCCAACTTGATCCGAGTACGCGTAGATGATCGGGACGCGATGGGACTATGAACGGAAGCTTTGGTGACTCGGTAGTCATGGATTTCCTTAGATGAACCTAAAGCCCATGATCCGGGTGGATTGGGGCTTTTCGGTTCGAACTCATTACTGCTGGGGGATGGCGAGGTACTCGGCGTTCACGATCTCCTGGATGGACTCGACCGCACCGGACTGCACGGCGATCGTCACGAAGACGACGACGAGCATGATGGCGGGGAGGAGCTTCATCAGGAGGATGAAGAAGGCGTTGAGCATGATTCGGGCTCCTTTTAAGGGAGGAATGGGGTCGTTATACGCCGTGTTTTTTACGCGAACCTAAACCCCATGATCCGGGTGGATTTAGGGGTTTTAGGCTCGATCTGGTCTAGAAGATGGCGTTGAGGATGCCGGTGACGGCGAGGACGAGCAAGAGCGTAGCGAACACAGTGAGTGCAACGATGGTCTTGACCGCCAGCCAGACGTAGGCCATGGGGATCTCCTTCTTCGAATGAACAGGGTCGTTATACCCCATGTTTTTTGCGCGAAGGTCAGTTCGGATTGTCCTTAACAATTTGGTAGTCATAATGCAAATCGAGATTTTCGAGCTTTGCGATGATCGCAGCGTAGGTCTTGTATGCAGGAGAATCGGGATTATGCTTTTGGCTGGCTGCAATTGAAGCGCTTGTGATTGCGACGATTTCATGTGCTGTTAGATCAGGCATATAGAGTTCCAATCTAGAAAGACTTATACCACATGATCGTGGTATAGAGGTCTTGACCTACTGCGGGGCGAGTTCGAGCGAGGCTCTCCATTCGCCATCGACGGACTTCACGTTGAAGTGGTACGTTCCGGGCGGTACGGTGTCAGCGACGCCACCCATCCCCTGCAAGATTTGTGCGAGCATGATGTTGCGAGGGGTGGAGATGTCGATGATGTCGTAACGCCCGTCGGTCACCAGGACTGTGAGGGGGTCGCCGATGTCGTAGAGGGATTCCGGCATTTCGGGGTCCTTTCGTAGGGGTCATTATAGCCCATGTTTTCCCCGCGAACTAGGTAAAGATAGAGATCGCGATAATTGCCGCAACAACCGCCAAAGCCACAGCACCACCCAAGGCGGAAGCCGAATCAGGATGACCCGTGATGGTAAGTGCCACATATCCTGCAATAACTGCCAGGATCAGCACAACAATGCCCCAGAACAAGTGCTTAAACATTTAATCTCCTCGATGTGGTAATGGTAATTCCCCCTCGACAGATCCCCCCTTGTTGCTTTGCTCAGCTAGGTGTCTGCTGTGTTTGGGTTCATACACAAGCCTCTTCTTAATCTCGATTCGTGGACGAGCACATTCCCGACATCCGCTCTTGTGCTTGATTCCTCCCCCATGCTGAATCTCCAGATCTGCACGGCGCTGTCGATCGTTGTCCCACGCCATAAACCAGGTAAGCGCTAGACCGATCCACAGAATGCTGGCTCCTGTCGTGACTAGGGCATGTGCCATCACTTCATCCATCGATTACTAAATCCTTCCGCTCGTGGAGCGTGCAGCCGAAGTCCGGACGAGTCTCCATCCAGCTAGACCCGTAATAAGCTGTCTGAATCATGGCCTGTGTGTCCGGCTCTGGCGGATAGTTGTCATCAATCCGCTGGCATGTGCCGAATCCCTCGTTCCCCTGCGCACCTTCTGCCCAGTACTTGCAGGTCTCGCAGCGCTGAATGACAGTCACTTCACGAAGGTGAGGATGACCATCCCCACGTTCGCCGTAAGCGAAGCGAATCCCACGATGCCGATCCACATCCGATTGCTTCGGATCGCCTTCCCGTGGTTGGTGAAGCCCTCTGCGATGTTGTTGAACGCTCCCTGAAGTGATGATGCATCCACCTCGAGTCGAACAACACTCTCGTCGTCGTTCTGCATTTCAGCCATCTAACTTCCTTCCGATTGAATATGATTTGGGCGGAGCGGTCCACCAGTCCTGAGCTTCTCGACCCTCGGGAATGGACGTGTCAAACACCATGTCGGCCACGATACCTTCCGGTGTTTCTCGGACCGTGGCCGTCCCGACAACTGGACCTCCGAGTCCCCACCTTGCCGGGACCTTTTTGTCTTTCTTCTTTTTTTTCTTAGCCACAGCCTGTAATCCTATCGGTAGCAACCACAAGACCAATCAAGACACTATTGATCCAGGTCCATCGAATATACCAGCCATCTGACTTAGTATCCCAGTTTGGAAACTTCATCATAGCCTCCTCCACAGATACCGAATCGCAAGCTGTGCCACAGACTTGACCACGAACATCTTGATGATTGCGGGTGGGTTGTGACGCTCGAGTTGACGGACCTTGCGCGCCGTGGGGAATCGGAAAAGCTTGCCAAGGGACACGATGCTTGACGAGATGATCTGCAGACCAACAGCAATCCACAGAAGGACCAGAAGAATTAGCGTAAGCACGATGTCGGTGTACATCAGCGGGCCCTCAAACGTGCTCGCTGCAGCTCGGAGGTGTGCTCCTTCATGAGGCCCTGCATGGTGGCCGAAGTTGCGATCTGAGACCTGTGGATTGCGTTAAGTCTGCGATTGGCCTTAACCAGGTACACGGCGCAAACAAGCTGCGCGAGAAGACCAAGACCAAGAATGGTCAGGATTGCGTAGGCGAGTTCCTGGGGCATGTGTATGTCCAATCTTGGGTGAGTACTTCTTAAAGGGTCGGAAGGCGCTGTGGAAGTCTACGAACTTCCCAGGCTTGTGCATCTCGATTCCACCACATTCGTTGGCGAAACCCGGTTTCTTGCGCGAAGGCATGGGCAATATCCATGGCTCGCGAAAAACGCTCGTCTGGTGTGTCGGAAGAAGGTGTCGTGGAACTCTCTGAGTAGCTTATGGCTCTTCTTCACAAATTACCATCTCCTAAAAATATGGGGCATGGATTCCAGGCTGCAACAATCCGGGCACGACTCCGGATTGCGCATACTTAGTCGGGTTCTTCAATCTCACACGGGTCGCACGCCCCGGAGATACCGACACCTGGAAGATTGGAACAGGCTGCAACTATCCCCCCGTCCAAAAGGAATAGCGCATACTTAGTCGGGTTCTTAGTCTTCTCGGGCTCGCAACCGATTAGATACCGATACCTGGAAGTTCCAAGGGGCCGTGGGTTGGGCGTCCCCATGTTTTCAGAAGGGTGCTTATCACCCTTGCCTGCCCACGACCCCCCGATCAGAACAGGGCGCACTCTCTGAGTTCGCGTCTTTTATACTCGAGCGGTGGTACATCCCGCTGAGGCCCTGGATTGCATGAAGTTATGTCGTAACCCACTCGGGATCGTAATCCGGGTGGTCGCAGTAGATCGCAGCCAGAGCCAGAACGATCGGAGCCGTGGGAGGCTGAGTTCCGAAGCGCTTGATGTACTCCTGCTGCGTCAGCCACTCGATCTGCTGTGTCGCGAACATGTTGGGATTTGACGTGGGGTCCACACCAATGTTCATGGGACCCTCGATGAGCACCGGCCACCTCTGATGGATCTCGAGGATCTTGTACTTGGCCAGAGCCTCTCGTCGTCGCTGAGGAGAAGGAGCTTCTGACAGATCATCAGCGATGCGCTCTGTGAGGAAGTGGATGATGCCCATCGGCGGACGGCAGTTTTCACATTGACCGCACGCGTGACAATCGTAGGTTTCCATTAGACGTACCTGCCCCTACCGTTGACGGCGTACTGAACTTCTCCGATTCGGTGCCATGGAACGAGTGTCAGAGCCAGAGGACCGTTGGTACGATCATTGATGGTGACACCTCGATCGCTTTCGTAGAAGTACCGCTCGTCCGTGGCCTCGATGACGTCCACCGATCCGGAAAAGTGCGACAGATACGTTACCTTGGGGTCTCCCGCGCCGATCATGGGCGTCTCTGAAATCCGACCGATCACAACGATTGCCTTGATGTCCATGGTGCTCCTTAAATAATTGGAATATGACCGAACGTTTAGAACAGGGCGCCAGTGCACTTTCTGGTCTTTTACACACTCCCGTCTTTCACGGGGTGGCCCTGCCTTCCTAGCCCGAGCGGTGATCGTGTTCGCCTACCGGAAACCATCCCTAGAACCCGGCTAATACGTTCCCCGATACCTTCGCAGCGGTGACTACTTGATGGCCGACCCTAGAACCACCGTATTCGTGTGCTTACTACTCCGCCACCGTGCTAGGTAGCTTATCCCTGTTTAGCCAGGCCCGGGAATTCCCACTAGCGTGCTCTCGTACCTGCTAGTCACACACAAAGGCGGTTACCTGGGCCGAGAGATGGAATATCCTCGTGTGTGGGTGTTTACGGTGGCGTACGCGACTTTACACTATGAGCATCGCAGTCAGATTCTCAGGCTGGGCGCAACCCCAACCACCCAAAGGGACGCTACTCCCCCACTGCCACCTGCTTATTATCGCCAGACTCCGTAGTCATTGGCGTAGAGTACGGCCGTTCCGCCCCAAGAACGAAACCGCTGATGGAGGAATGCCGAGAACTTCGCACCGAGTCTGGTGTGATAGAATTGCTCGAAGTCGCTACCGCCCCCGTCATAAGCAAGTCGGTAAACCACTTTGTATGGTAGATGCGACTTATCTTTTACCCCTTTACGCTTGGGGTAGATTTCCTCCATCGGTCTCCTTATCGAAGCGTAATGGTCCTGATGTGAGACGGATTCCACGGACCCGGATAGTCCTCTTTCACCTGAACCGTGAAATTCTGGTTGCGGGACTTGATCGTTCGATCGATTCCCAGACAGCCAGTCTCGCCCTTATTCTGCTTCCAGTGGGCAATACGAAGGCCATCCTGCCAGACCGTGACCCACTTACCCCAAGGACTAGCTCCGAGAACGAACTCGACACAGGTCAGAGTCCTGCCCTCAGCGGAGAGCTGAACCTCGTGATGCAGACCATCCGTGGTCAATCGCGCCTCGGTGTACCGATCGGCGCCCGCTGCTGCAGGAGATGCAAAGGTCAGCGGGAGCGCGAGAGCTGTCGAAACCACGAGGGCCTTAATCATACCGCGCAATCCCGAGTGATCTCATTACGAGAAAGTGTTGAGGCTCCGTGGTAGTCACCGTTCCAGTCGATAACCTGACCGGTAGCCACAACACGAAGTCGCACCCTACCCGCGTTGTTGCGGTGTGGATCACCACAGTTCCATCGAGTAGAGACGCTGATCGGACCAGGGCCTCGGCGACCGGCGGTGCGCTTGGTGACCTGTGCCCAACCGTCCCTGGCGAAGCGTCGAACCTGCCAGTACTGCAGAATCACCGTGATGGACTGGTTACCGATACCTCCCTGACACCGATTCGAGGCTCGGATGGGCTCAATGATCTGTGGACTACCTGCTCGGCTACCGATATTCTCCACCACCGCACGACACTGGAATCCAGGACTGGGGCGCGACCCAGCATTGGCCTTCGGTGTGGCAGAGACGAGGTTGACGGACAGGAGAGCGACGAGCAGAGTCAGAATAACCCCTGTACGTCGTCGAGGATTCTTGCTCGGAGGGATTGTGATGGTGGGGAACTTGAACCTTGAACGCCTGCGCTTCATATCAATTCCAGTGAGTAGTAGTTCGAACAGAAGGCGATCGGTCTATTGTGAAGTTTGAATATCCAGGGCGCAGCTCCGTGCTCCTGTCGTTTACACCTTAGCAAGCCTCGCACGTATGCCTTGCTAGGGCCCTGAATATGCAGGACGCATCGCTTCGTCTCGATGTCTTTTATACTCACGAAACCCGTCATGAACGTGAGGTCCTGATTTATGAGAGTGGGCTGACTGAGGGGGCACCAGCCTGTACGCTTCTGCACGTAGCACTCTTTAGGTAGGGATGGGCTGACTCAAAATAACCAGCCTGTACGCTTGATGGGCTCCACAACGGGCAATCCCATTGACACGTAGCATCCCACATGTAGGCTTGAAAACCCGCTGCAAACAGGAATTCAATTCGGCACGTTGCAGTCGCACCTTATTCCAGCCGAAGCCAGACCTACATGGCGTTTTTTAACTACTTAGGTTATAGTTCCGTCGAACTATTACCATTTCGGAGTCTCGCCTCTCCGCTCATGTGTTGGTGTGTCGGATCAATTGTATCCCCAGGAACACGACACCTTACCGGATGATCGACCAACACCGCTCTGGGCCTAAGAACTATTTATACTCGCCCAGACGAGTTGTTCACACGTGACGCACCGACTAACGACCTATAGGCCGCAGCACTGCTTTCAGGGATTGGTGGTCCCCTTATCCGGTAACCAGCCGGGCCACGCTGCTTGTGGTGTACTACTTCTTCTTGAGACGGCGGTAAGCCGCGCTACCGACCTCGTTGAGGTTGGGGTAGTTGTTGTGCTTGGGCGTGGTCAGACGCTTGCCGTGGTAGATGCCCTTAGCCTTCAGGTCCATCGCCATGGCGTTGTTCTTCTTCGCGATCGCGCCCTTGCTCATCGTACTCCTTGGAGGTTACCAAGGTCCCCGTGTTAGGACCTTAGAAACTCTCCAGCGCTACGCTTCGTCATTCGGATTCAGCTCCAATCGCAGTCGTCGAAGTCGATCGATGGGCCAACACGGAGCGGACTCTCCGTGCTTCAAAGCGATCCGCAGCCACTCCGACTCGGTCCACCGATTGTCTCGATGGTATCCGGGAGTTGGACACGGTCGTCCCCCGATGCAAGCAACACGAATCAAGGGGTATGAATATGCACCAAGAACCAGATCACAGTTCTGATGCGCCCGGAAACGAGTGTCGGACGGATGTACAAGAGCACCGTTTGCCTCGTTCTCGGTCGAGTACACGTCTTCAGCCACGACCAAGCCGGGGTCATGAGTCAGACACAGAACTCGGAAGTCGGTGCTCAAAAGATGTCCCCGTCGAGGTAGACGAAACCGCCATAAACCATGACGGTGAGCACTAGCCAGATCACGAAGAACTGGAGAGCACCCCATGTCTGTCCGAAGACAGAGTTTGCCATGGCGGTGATGAAACCAGAGATCAGCCCAAGGATCAGGACTATGCCTAAGTGTTCACCCATGTAGATTTCCCTTGTCTTCTCGGTTGTAGAAGGCGTTCAACCGAGTCACAAGCTCGGTGCGCTCAGTGTGCCACTCCTCGGGAATATCCATCCGAGCAACGGTATAGCGAAGCATAGCAGCATCGATTGCTGCCAGCCTCTGCTCCTCGACGATGAATCGAGGAATGAGACCCAAGGGCGGTGCCGTAGACTCGCCCATCAGAGGAAGTACGGCGTGACGACGTCGAAGAACCGAGCCATGCGCGGGTCCTTCATGTCCTCGGCGTAGAACGGGTCCGCCATGGTGCCACGGACGAGCTCCGCGACCTCGGGCCAGGCGATGACCAGAGCGTTGAAGTAGGCTTGACCGACACGCTCGTTGTTGTCACGGAAACGGTCCGACATCGCGGCACGCATCTCGTTCCACGTGCTGGGCTGGTCGAAGGCGAAGGCGAGCGTGGACGTGCTCATGAGAGTCTCCTCTATATTTGGGATGGGTTGACGAGCATTAATGAAAGCCTATGTCTCGTCCGGAAATTAATCAACGGAAAGCAACATAAGGCTTGGATGAGACCCCGTGCCATCGGATGTCCACCTGAATTTACATTTGGGCGGCGACGACACGGGGTCTCATCATAGCGCATGTTTTTTTCGCGAATTACTTCTCGTAGATGTCGAGAACTTCTCTCATACTATCTGCGAGAGCGTAGATACCTTCAACCGCATTGTTCCTAGAGACGTACATCTCAGAAGTACAAAGCGGCTCGCCGTTGGCTGCGAGAATTTGAAAGTAGTACCTAGTGCGAAACAGGCCGCCCTTAGGATTTGCCGGACTGCTTGTCTTGAGAACAGCCCTTGCCTTCAGGCCAGCCATACTAGTTCTCGCGCTCGACCGTCGTCGTCTCCGTGACGGTCTCCTTGGCCGGAGTGGGCGGAGCAGGCTCCGAAACCTCGACTCGCTTCTCCTCGCGAGACTCGGTGGTGGGGCCGCCGTCCTTGGGGTCGGTCGCCATGCTGTTTCTCCGTTGTTAAGAGGGTTAGGATTGGGTTGTACGTTTTCATCGCTTGCCTTAGGCGGATGAAGGTGCTAGACGCTTCTTCGATTCGCTCAGTTCCTGCTTCGAGCAATTCATGCAAGATATCTGCGGCGATCGTATCGATGTCTTCACCTCGACCCAAGCCCAGACTCAACGTCGTAGCAATTTCATTCTTCAAAAGTTCGGCCGAACTCATATTTTCTTCTCTATTAGTGGATTAGGCCATGACTCTGACGATCTCCTTTCCCCGGGTCGTTACCGGGCGTTTCGTGGGCCCTATGGGACTTGAACCCATAACTCGGGGCTTTTAAGGCCCCTGCCTCTGCCATTTGGGCCAAGGGCCCGCTGGGCGGGTGGGCTGACTTTGTAACCAGCCTGTACGTCTGCTCCGTTCGACGGGAGAACCCACGTAGCACCCTAATCCTGACCTGCGCCCCCTACAGCACAGACCAGTAGCTTAGCGAAGAGTTCAAAGAATGACGTGCTTGACAGCCACAAGCCCAACGAAGCCGCCAAGACAGAATGCTGCAATATCACTCGTTCGCATATTTGTAAGGCCCATTGTTAGCTAGCCTTCTTTCGAGGGACTCGCTTCGGAACCACGACGTCTCCCTCGATAACACCGACAACCTCGGTGTCTGCATTGCGCCTCTTGGCGTCAGGGTCGACCATCTTTGTCTCGTCAGAGACCTTATCGAAGTCCTTGAGGAACGCCTTGTTGGTGTAGACCTTGTAGCCCGTACCGGCGTAAAGCACCCAGTCGCCGACGTAGGCCTTGGTCTGCTTTTCGTTCCTGGGGTTGTGGACGCGAACCTTGACGTACTGACCGTCACGCTGGTCGTTGCGAACCTCGCTGTCGACCCACCGAGCGACTTCCTGAATGTTCTCAGCGGTCACTCGAACGGCGTCGATGTTGAATGGCTTACGGACGTACTGCGAAGTCTCTAGCATTTGATTGTTTTCCTCTTTCAGGAGGGGGTTTCTGCATATGTAAGGAGTAAATAATGCCAATTACTCGATGGGATCAAAGAGCTCCTCAAATCTATGGGCCTGAACAGGAAAGAAGTCACCCGCTGGACGCTTGATAATCCAATCCCCCTCTTGGGCGCGCTTCTTACCGGCTACCGTAGGCACGTTGATGGCTGCGTAGGTGACATCATGCTTTAGCGCATCATGCTCCTTGACCAAGACACCGCCACACCAAACAGAAAGGGCCTCAGCATTATCTGCCCTAAGCTGATTTGCTTCGACCGCGTCGCCATTGCCATGTTTAGCCGTGAACAGGTCAGCCATCCCTATCTCCATTCCTTCTGGCGTTTGCTGCGAGGACAAGGAATACACAGCCGCAGACAAATCCCAGTAGGAATATGACAGCGCCTGCGATCATTGCTTCAGCCACGCGGCTTCCGCTTCATCAGTGCTCGATTACGCTTCTCAGCGGTACGTCGAGCAGCACGATTGACCGGATAGAACTTCTCCTCCGGATCAGGGAGATTCACCACACGCTCGAACTCGTCGAGAAGAGTACCCAGCTCCTGGGCCTCCTCCTGAACGTTCATCTCCGACGGCTCAGTGGTCACGAGACTCCTTAATCAGGTTTACACCACTGGAGGACAGGGCATTTAGGGCGTTGAAAATCTGCTCTTCACTCAAGCCCGTTCGCTTAAGTACATTTCGAGCGTCCATTCGAATTTGAAACTCGATATCAACAACGCCCACGGTGTCCTTAATTCGACCCTCAAAATCTTCGTGCTGCCAGGTGGGGTGATGAAGGGGCTTGACGCACGTGGTGTGTCCGCCCTGTTCATGTGATTGCACAACTTCCCCACAGGCCCGATAATAGTTCTCCCCGTGTCGAGAGATAACGCGCCAATCGGCCGAGGCGAACATTCCCGGAGAAGGAATATCAACGGTATCCGCCGCAATTGGAACGATCCTTGACTGTCCCATTACAGTTGCACCCTCTCCGCAATCCGAACAACCATTCCCTGAAGTTGAGTAATCTGACCATTGAGATCGTCGATCATGTTGCTGACCTCGCTAGCTGGCTTACGGGGAGGAGACGCAGTGATGGGCATGTTCACGTTCACCGAATCTTCCGGAAGAAGAATCGGAGAAACCTTCTCACCCAGACTCTCGATCAAAGAGGTCAGCTTTGAGAGGCTATCCTGCATGTAGCCCAACTGAGGGCCGATGCGAGCGTCGCTAGGGCCGTCATCGTAACCCTCCTCGCGATCCCCGAATCGAACATTTGAGTGGAACCCCGGCGGGTACTTTTCGACTTCATTCTGACCAGGCATCAATTTCTCCCATTATTCAGCGTGTTGCTGGATTCGATAGTGACCGTGATCTCCTTAGGCCATCCGAGATCATTAACGTCCTTGCGAGACATAATGAGTGTGCGGATAACCACGCCTCGCTCGTCTGTCAACTCAAACGGAATATAATTCGAGAAGGCCGTGTAGCTCAGGGCGCTCCTCTGCATGACCGCCAAGATCTTCGTGACCGCAGCCATTAGCTCATCACCTTCGGGTGTCGAAGATTCTTGAGGATCTCGTCTAGAGGAGTGGCCATGGTGTCCTTACTGTCTCGGGTTGCATGAGCAATCTCCTGCATAGCCGTCCAGTATCGAACACGAAGCGGAAGTCGAGCCCCCACCTCCATAGCCGCCCACTCACGAGTCCTGCGAAGACGTTCTCGAACCGTCATGGCTGGAATTGTCCAGATGGTTCGAAGCCTCATTAGTCCTCACTCGCAGTCGAACTCGTAGCCAAAGCAGGAGTCTGGTCCAAAGTAGGGTCCTCGGCATACTTCAGCTCCAACGGGTCCTCGTTGAGCGTAAGGAACGCCGACTTCAGATATGCCTTGATGCCCGTATTGCCGTTGACGTCCCAGTTGCTAGCTGAGAGCATAATGTCCGCGTTCTTGATCTCCGCGTAGTCAAGCATCGGAAGCTCGTCCTCGCCGAACTCTGTTCGAGCCTTAGAAGTGATCACCACGATTTTCGGAGGCCGGATCTTGTAACTGACGGCCACCGGAAGATATGCCTGAGGAACGTCGTCCTCTTCCCGAGGTCGAAGGTACTTTATGTTCCAACCCTCGGCCTTCATCGCCTCGGCACGCTCGGGCTCCAGGAACATGACGAAACCTCGAGCCCCCTTGTCGTTGTACTGCTCGACACGACCGGCGAAGTTTCGGAACATGAGTCTGGCGTTCTCATGGAGTAAGCTATTAATTGAGACTTGTGCTGGCATTATTGCTCCTGAATATTCGGGGGAATGCGCTTTATTACGTCGTGATACAACATATCGGGTGGTACGACAGTCCTGGGATTCAAGGACACGTCACCGAGTTGGCCTCCAAATAAGAGATCTGTGATCTCTTTTCTCACGTCTTTGGAGACCTGTCCGATGAGGCTGCCGTCACCCTTCAGAATCGCGTGACCGACTTGAATCTTCTCGCCACCCTTGTAGATGACTAAGAAGACTTCCTGATCCTTGCGCTTCTCACGTTTGTCCACTGGGAAGCTCGATCCTCTCCCAGGTTTCGCCAGTCCAAGACCAGTGGGAGTCATCTTTCTCGATCTTGATGTCTCCGATGTTCAGACCACCGTCACGCTGGACAGAATTGGCCATACTCCAGCCGTAGGTCTTGCGTGCGGGACCCTTAGGGGTTTCCTCAACGACCGGCTCTTCGACGGGCTCATCCGATGTCGTCCGGTCCTTGGTGGTAGGGGACGAGCGCTTCTTGAGGAGGCGATTCTTGAGGAGGCGATTCTGCTCCTTCAAGGCTGATGAGATCTCCTTCAACGTTCGGCTGATGTCCTCCAAGGCCACCGCTTCTCGATAGTTCGACCCGGCCATTATCCCTCACCTTTCGACAGTTTTCGCCACAGACGCCGGTGCCCTTGAAGGACATGGCCTTTATTTCGTTCGTGCAGACTTCGCAGTTCATCTAAGACTCCTAGCTTCGAGCCTCAATTCCGAAGGCTCTCGTTGATCTCCAGCGCTGGCGTACCAGACAATATCTTCGCGCCCATGCTCTTCCGCCTTAGAAACGAAGTCCTTAAGCTCTTCTAGACTGAAGCGCCAGGCAAATCGCCCCGTGACATCGACCTCGGTCGCCATTACGCCTCGCTGTACTTGCTAGACGCAACTCGAGAGCCATCCTCAAGCTCGCCGAACTCGAAGTCGGCAAAGATATGAGGGGCATACTTCTTGCACTCGTCCAACATCAGACAAGCGAAGTGACGGATCTCGGCGTCTGCAGCCTCGGTGCACCGCATGGCAAAGTAGTGACGAAGCGCCCGGAAGTTACCGGTCAAAACCAGACGAGTCTCAGTCATATTTGGAAGGACTGCTCGAGCCGCCTGACGCCACTCCTTACGAGTGGCATTCGGGTTCTTCATCTTGAAGTGATCCACCAGCTTCTCGTAGTGGATATTTGCATCCTCCCACGCCTCTTGGAGAATCATCTCAGCCACATCATCGCCCACACTGATCGGCGGCTGAACCGGACCCGTGTTGCTCTTTCCAGCTCCTGGATCCACGTATCGCTGCGACAATTGAGAGTAGCTGAAGTGTCGGTGACGAACCAGCTCATGCGTCAGGGACCGACTCAGTCCACGACAGTAGAAGGTGATCGAACCATGCTCGATTACACTGAAGTGACCAACATCCATGATGTGATCGAGATATCCAGCAACAGTAGCGGTCGCGGGATTCGGACGACCCCAACTCTCGTAGCAGCCTCGACCGGCAAACTCGATGATGCTCTCGGCGTCGCTCTCGCGATAGTCCGATCGCCATCCGGTCTGATTTTGCACCTCGTTAAACCCCGGCAATGCCTGGGTAATACCGATTGCTGTGACCGTAGCGGGCACAAATAAGTCGGTCATCAGCGCTCCTCCTCGACGTTAATGCTGACAGTCCTGATTCTTGTCATGGTGTTTCCCCAGACGTCAACAGGACCCTTACCGGTTACGACACCATTATCGGAGTTCTGTCCGTGGTCGAATGCTGCCTGAGCGATAATGCCTGCCTGGGCTGGACCGTGGGCTGCAACACGAACAACTCGAGTCTCTTCGACCTCAAAATATCTGATTGCTGGCATATTTCAGGCCTTAGTGAGTAGAGAGGTGCTCGGACATGGCCTTCGAATATCCCTCGGGGTTATTCGCGTGGATCTCGTGGGTGCAACCCGTGATCTCGCAGAACCCAGAGTACGGAAGGATGGCGAAGGCGTACTTCGAGAGCTCCTGGAACACTTTCGGAGGGAGCTTGATCTCTTCGGGCTTCATTTGGAACACGATGTTGGAGTTTTGAAGCTGGTGGATCCCCTTGAGAACGAGGCAACTTCCACCAGCAACTAGCACTGCGCCAACTACAACACGCTTCTTCATATTTACCGCTCCTTAGGGTATTCTCCGATGAACTCTTCGAAGGATCCATACTTTTCGATGGACCTTACTGCAGCATCCGACAGATTCTCGAAGTAGTCGATGTCGATCTGATCAACGTCCTCGACGAACATGTTGGCTTCCTTCCAAAGGAAACCCTTAGTACCCGTGACGGCATATTCCTTGCCCTCGTGGACACGAATCAGGCTTCCGCCACCTGAACCTTCCTTGACAGGAATGAACCGACCGATGCGACCGATAAAGCGAAGGTCGTCACCGATCTTGAGGTGGATGGATCCCTTCATGACCTGCTTGGTCTCACAGAGGTCATTGAACTCGACCTCTTCGCCAGTAAACAGCGTCTTGTAGACGTACGGGTGAATGAACTGCGCACCCGTAGCCGTCCAACAATTGACCAGACAGTCTGCCTTGCGAGCGATGTAGACCGCATCATTCACGAGAGCCATACGATCGTACGTGGCCTCGTGCTCGAAGTCGTATCCGTACTTCTCACCGAACTTGGAAACCTCATCGATGATGAACGTGTCCGCATCGGCAATCTTGATCGAGTCGGTCTTGATGTGCACGACCGTGTATCCCAAACCCTGAACGTGGTGCTTCAGGTCGATCATAAAGAGAGCGCCACGCTTCGCAACGATGTTGTCCTTGTTGCGAGGGTCCCTGAAGGGATTGTCGAACTTCGCCGAGGTCAGACCGTAGACGATGTTGATGACAATCTTCAGAGCGTACGCGAGGTCCTTAGCATCCTTTTCGTCGGTGAGGTAGGGAGCAAGACGACCCCCCAGCATTTCACGTGCCTCGCCATAGCGTCCGTTCTTAATGGCAAGGCGTGCCTTAAGGAGATCCTCGAAATTAGAGGTGTACTGTCCGAAATAATTAAGTCTAACCAGGCTGGTCGGGTGCATGGAGGCAACGTCAAGAAGAGCAACGTTGTTGTGGATGCCTGGCTCTGCGTAGACATAGCCACCCTCCTTCGGGTCCTCGTCACGGTACTGAGACTTACCGAAGCTGTGCGTGTATCCGGGGAAGTCACGACTCAGATCGGTGTAGACGAAGCTTTGCTGCGGGTTCCGATCGCCACCGAAAATGATCTTAGCGGTGTGCTTCGGGGTGCTGTCATTGATCGACAGACCACTAAGCGCCGCCAGAATCTGACGAGCGGTGAAGTCACCCTTCCGAGCCTCGAATACTGCCTCTGTGGCGATCACATCGTTCACACAGTACTCGATGACCTTCGGCCACAACTCCTCGGGAACGGGCTGATCCCAAGGAATATCCATCTCCATGTGCTTGAGTCCAAGCATGATCTCGAACTTCTTGAGACTCTCCTTGACGGAACTGAAGTCCCAAATATCGCAGTAGGATAGGTTGTAGGCCTCGCCGAAGGTTGCGTTCTTGTTGTTCTCGACGACCATCTTTTGCGAAAGACTGAACAACTGCTCGTTGGAGTAGCCCATGTACCGAGCGTAAAGAATATGGTTGTCGTATTTCCGGTTGTTAAAGCCAACCAGCTTGTAGACGAAGAGACGCTCAATCTCCTGTGCACTGGGATTGACCATTCGAACGACTGTGTCGCTACCCTGGTACTTCCAGCACACGATGAAGAGGTTCGGGTACACCTCAACATCGAAGAAGACCAAGCGGTCGTCCTTAGCTCCAGCGTTGTTCGAGAGAACGGCAACTTTAGCAGCATCAGAAAGGAGCATTTCCTTATCTGCAGATGTGAACTTCATCTTCTGAACGATCTTCAGAGACTCCATAGCCTTATTGCTGCTACCGGCTGCGAAAGCCATAATCTTCGGCTGGAGGTCTGTGACGTCATAGCGAAGATCGCTATTGTACGCGTCCTCGAGAATCTTGTGGATGAAGTCGATCGAGGGCTTGGTTCCCTGATGGATTTCCTTCCGCAGATTTCGAGCAATCAAGTCACGAAGACTCTTCTCGCTAGAGAGAACCTTTGGATGTAGCACCTTCGGCTTCTCCTTCTTCGGAAGACCGGAATTTAGCGTCGCAACGGGGACAGCGTTGCACTTGGACAGCCTGCGTCGAAGAGAAGCATTTCCCGTGTAGACCTTGACTTCAATGCCGTCAGAATATACGGGACTTAACTCGGCGACATCGCCCTCATAGTTGTAGTGTAGGTGGACGCCTCCTCCACCCTGACTGACTTCCGCGTACGTGGGGGGCCATACACTGGCCGCTTCCAGATTGCGCTCGAGCGACTTGTTTCCTGCATCATCCTTGAGATCGAAATCGATGACGATATGCTTCTCAGGCACCTTGACAAAGTGCTGCTCAGTTGTCTGAAGATCTCCGAGATGCGTTCGAACGCGAGTCCAAGCGCTCTTCGGAGTTCCCGCATCGTTTGCGTATTGGGCTGCACAGTTTGCGTACTCCTCATCAAATATAGACGTGGTCTCATCCAAAACCAGAGAAAACGTATTCGCCTCCTTGGCCGGAGCCTTGAAGGGGTGTGCTGAGAATCCGGAGTAGTAGCTTCGAACAACCTCGCCACCAACAGTTGCGCGATCCTTGAAGTCCTCGAAGTAGTTACGAAGCTCCTCTCGAACCTTGTACTGCGGCAGCATACGCTCGATACCTGTGTCGCTGCAGAATTCCTTGTAGAGCGTGTACGCCTGCTTCAGCGTTGTGCCGTCCTGCGACTTGAAGACATCGTATTTGGCTTCGATGAAGTTGAAGAAGACGTCGGTCTGCAACATCATCTCAAGCGGACGATACGTGTTGTAGTAGTTCTTGCCCATCTTGCGGTAGACCTCAAGGCAGTGGTGGGCGATAGCACCCAGCTCGAAGTCGACCTTACCTACCAGCGTGTGGTAGTGGTTGACCGGAATCTTCACACCGGTCGGATGAACGTCAATCAGTCGACGGATAATACCGGATTTGGCATCCGAGATCTTCACAGGCTGGTTGGTACCCATAAACAAAAAGGCATTCACCCTGGCTGTGTACGACGGCTTGTACTTCTCGTTCATCGTCATATCTTCGTGCGAGATGATCGAGTTCAGCTTCGTGTTGTCCTCGATCTTGCTCAGATCCCCATCGTGCTGGATCGCTACCAAGGGATTCCCCTTGAAGACCTCCGTCGCGAAGGCGTTCCCGTTCGATCCCAGGGCTTTGGCTTCGAAACTGGTCGTGTAGCCAACGAAGAGCTTCTGGATGATGTCCAGAACCGTCGACTTCCCCGTTCCCGCCGGACCGTACAGAACCAGGAACTTCTGGATCTTTTTGCTGTCGCCCGAAATAATCGCGCCAATTGCCCATTCGATCTTGGCCCTTTCCTCTGTGGAATATAGGACCCCCAGCAGTTCATCCCAGGCCGAATAGTCTCCGGGGGTCAGTGCGTACGGAAGCTTCCTACTGACGTAGTCAGACTTCTTTGTTTCCTGACCATCGAAAACCAACTTGTCGTCCAGTTGATGGCTGTTATCGGCAACCTGTCGGACGAAATTCCGGAATCGATACCAACTGCCCGAGCCAACCGAGCGGAGATACTTCACGTTGCACGAGAGGCCTTCGGCCTTCTTCTTATCGGCGAATTCGCGAAGCTCATCGTCCACAAGACGCTGTACATCGTACTCGTCAGTGGACCACAGCTTTACTGCTTCGTCCCAGATTGCATAAAACGAATTGGCACGAACCATGAGGTCCTTAGATCGCCCAACAATGAAGTCTGGGAAAATCTCTAAGACGCCATTTTTTGCTTCCTTCGTGCCTATCGAATAGAAGTCCATCTACCCTCCTCTCGTGCTAGTAATTCTCCCGCAAATATGCATTGAGTTGGGTCCATATCTCAACGTCACGTTGGTCACGACGGGAGCGCTTGAGAGGGAAGAGCCCTCCAGCACCATTTGATCTATATGTTCGCCATATCTGTCTGTCAAGCACCTCCTCTACCCTGCTTCGTGGGAACCGTTGCCGATCGTCGATATTGAGACCTAGGTTGTTAATAAGATGCCAGAACCAATCGCGGGGCTCTCCCTCGGCTAGGAAGGAGAGCCGCCGCGATAGCGCAATAATCATCTCGAGCATGGAACACCCAAGATTTAACCAATCCGGATCCACGTTATTCAGACCCAGGTCCTCAATGAACTCATCTCTGAGTGCACGTCCATCTGCCACACGATTGTCGTCGTTTGGCACAAGCCAGACGTACTCTTTGGTGAACAAGTGCTGTAGCAAATTCCAGAAGGTGTGCGCTGGATTTGCAACGTTTGGATCTGCCACGCACTGGTATAACCAACTCAGATAGAGTTCGTCAAGGGGTTTGGTCACTCATCTGCTCTCCACGTTCGCCGGTTCGGACGACGGGTTCGAGAGTGCTGCAGACTCGCGGGCTCCGGATCGATGTTCAGCACCTCAGACTGGTACGATCCGTTGCTACGGGTGATCTCGAAGTCCATGTCGATCTTCTCGTTGCGGACGTACACAACGTTCGGATCATGCGAACCGTGACCGAATCGGCGAAGGTTGTCGTCACCGATCACATGGTTGATGTTGTCGACGATGCCATCCTGAGAGTCAGCAAGCGTCCGATCCTGCGCGTAGTAGGTCATGGTCGTCTGCTCATGACCCACATTGTTCTCGTTGAACTCCTCGAACGAGATGGTGTACGGGATCTCAGGGTTGAGCTCCCGGTCAGCCACCTCGGCGTTGTAGTCCCAGTCACGAGGATCGCCCTTCGCCACTACAGTGACGTTCTCCGTGACCTCAACGTTCTCAGCCACGATGTTCACCGGAGGACGAGGATCGACCTTCTCGGGCTTGTCGTACGGGACCTGCGGCTGCCTCGCCGAAGGACGACCCTGATACGACCGCACCGCCTCCTGGACCTCGTCAGGGACCAGAGCGCTGACAGCACCCTCGGGCGTCTCGAACTCGCCCTCCTTGGCCACCCGAGACCGATAGGCCTTAGCGGCCGCAATCTGCTCGCTCAGCTCTGCGTCGAACTTGGCAGCCAGACGCTTCTCGGCGATCTTGTACGCGATGAACCCACCGAGACCAGCGCCGACCAGGAATGCGCCAGCGATGATCCACGGGTTGTGCCTCGTGACGGTGACAACCCGCTCGACAGCGTGCTCAGCGTGATCGAGAGCCTTCTCAGCAATCTCGATCGCCTCGGAGGTCTGCTCGATCGCGGTGTCAAGCATGTCTGCTGCGCCCTCGCCGACACGAAGGGTGATATTGTCGGTATTGATGATTTCCTTCTTGGCCATACCTACTGCTCCTTCTTCGACTGACGGGTCTGGTAAACCTGGTTGACCTTGATCCCGATGTAGACACCGGCACCAGCAGCAAGCGCAATCTTCAACTTTGAAACGTTTCGTCCCTGAACAAGTGGAACGGACTGAACCGCAGACTTGACCACGTCTGAGATCTGGGCATTGAACTGACCCGTCTTCTCAAACTTGACAAGCGTGTTCTGAAATCCGTTGACCTTGGTGTCCAGCTCTCGCAGCCACTGTGAGAAGTACGTAAAGTCCTGCTGGTGAAAATTGGACAGATCGTCAACAGTTCCCTGAAGATATGCGATCTTGTCGGTAAGCTCTTTGGTGTCCATATTTAAGAATATTCCTTAGATAAGATCGTAGATAACGCCGTCGACGTTGAAGTCCAGCCAGATAGCGCCTTCCTTGCCCGCCATGAAGTCGTTGAACGCATTCGGGTTGTCGAAGATCCCGAAGCTAACGCAGTTGTCGTGCTTGGAACGCGGGTTGTCCTTGAACCAACCCACGGCCTGACCCTCCGGGACAAGCGGAAGACCAAGGGACTTGCGAACATCATTCAGGAAGATGTAACCCTTGGAATTCAGGATGTCATTCGCGATCTGCTGCTGCGCCCGAAGGAAGTGCAGGTTGTAGTCGGGCTGCGGCGACCAGTCGAAGGTCGTGTCCTTAGCGAAGAGCGCTGCGTAAGGCGACAGACCAGCAGCCTCCTCGACGGTCATGACCTGCTTGCCGTCATCAGACACGATCTCGCGAGTGGTGGTTCCGTTGACGAACTTCTTGTCCGTCTCGACGCCGTACTCCTCCACAACCCGGCTGCGGTACTCCCTGAAGGACCGGTCGAGGGTTGCGTAAGCAGCGACGACGCTGGTGTACCGACGGTTCATGATGATGTGTGAACCGGTGAGTGCACCCACAGACAAGATGCCGACGCCGACTGCCGGACCGTAAAGAATCGCGAGGTCCCGAACGAAGACCAGCTTGATCGCCGTAGAAACCTTCTTGTGCTCGCGATCGGCCTTCTTGCTGTCCTGCAGCCGGTTGACCTCGTGGAGGTCGCGGGCGTCGTTCAGCTCCTTCTCGTGCTTGTCCAGGAGATCACCCAGCTCCAGCGTAGCCTTGCTGGCGAGAAAGACCGTCGCACCGAAGCCGATCACACCGGCGGTGAACAGGATGACAGGAGAGTGCTTCTTGCCCTTGAGAAGGGTTAATCCTGCCTTTGACGTAATCATACTAACGACGCTCATTGTTCTCCTTGGAATTGAATACGACTTTGAGACCCATGCCGTCAATCAAGCGCTGGCAGCCCGGGCATGGTGGAACGGGACAGCTGATGTACATCGTGCCGCCCCGCATTCTAGCGGGATCGCCAAATATCATGGCGTTAGCCTCTGCGTGAACAGCCACGCACTTGCCGATACCGCTGTCATACGAACTGTCAGGGGGAAGCTCGTCAGTGGTTAAGAGCCCTCGAGGACACTCTCCCTGCAAACAAGAAGGCCCACCCGGAGGTGAGCCATTTCTTCCGGTGCTGACAATGCGGTCGTGCTTATCTACGATTACTGCTCCGATCTGTCGTCTCCGACAGTCGGCTCTAGCGGCTACTGCCTCCGCCACGAGAAGCCAGCCCCTATCTCGCATGGGCCTGGACACGCACTTATCCGATGCGTGAATACCTTCTTGATAAGGCGTGCCACAAGAACATCCGCTCACTTAATCACACCCTGATCCTTCAGGCGAATATAGATGGCGTGCACTTGAGCCTTCGACATCTTATTGACTTTTTCAACCCACGGGCTCTTCTTCTTGTCTGAGACAGGAGGATATGCCTCAAGAAGTGCCCGGCGCTCCTCAGCCTCACTAGGCATTAGTCGAGGGGCTCGGGAGGGGGCATCCGCACTAGATGCCCACCACCGGGAATACGCTGGGGCTTAGCGCTAGCAAGGTTCGTCCAGCCGTACTTCTGATCCGTGTAGGTTGCCTCGACTCCACAAAGCTCGTAGAAGTCGGCAACCGTGACGCTGTCGTACTTGTCGAGCATGGCCTCGAGGCGATCGAGCACTTCCTCGGCCTCGATGCGGCTGTCCAGCACAATCTCGTCGAAGCTGTGCATACTCCGACCGCGCCTACTCATCTCACGTCGAGGCTCGTCGTATCGCGAAGAACCTCGATTGCGGTTGAAGGGCGACTGATAGTCAGTACGACCCCCTCGACTTCGTCCCCGACTGCGTCCGCCGGACTCGGTTCCGAAGATTGCTCGCTCGAGACCGCCCGCAAAGGCCTCGTAGATCATGTCACGAGCGTAGGGAATTACGATCTCCCCGAGCATGTAACCCCAGACGCTCTGAGCGTCGCCGCCAATCAGGTTCTGTGTCAGACGACGACCAATCGGGGTCTTGCGTCGAGTGACCTTCCCTTGAACGACGCTCTCTACTACCTTCTTAGGGGGCTCTTCGCGAGCCCGTGCCCTATCGGGCAGCTTGCTGTTGCCTGGGAACTGATCCACTGGTGCCTCTTCCGAATGTCTAGCCTGTCACGGGTTAGGAACGTCAGACTCGGCGGCCTCTGCCTGCGCCTGCTGCATCTTGTTGATGTGCTCGACCACGCCCTTGCAGAAGTCGATTGCCTCGTCGATCTCGCGGTCGACATACGGCTTGACTTGCTCGTTGAGCATACCGGAGAGCACCATGGACGCAACGAAGACCTTGCGCTTCTCCTTCTTGGTCTCGACCGGGACGAGCGTCGTGATCGCAGAGGAGACCACAAACCGGACCGAGCTTGTAGCGATCAGCTTGAGGCCGCTACGCCCAGGGTTGAACTTCTTCAGGGACTTGGTGTCGTTGCCATTGACAATCTCGGCGTCGACGATCTCGTCCTCGCGGATCTCGGTCATAATTGGATTCCTAACTAGTGGGTGTGGGAGGGGTCGAAAAAAATAGAGACCACGTAGGTATTGCTCCTGTGATTCGCTTTCGCGCTTTAGAGGTATTGCTCCTATGAATCCCTTTCGGGCTTTTGAGTGGTCTCACTATGGCCCGTGTATTTTACGCGAACTACGGAGTGCTCTGAGCTCGCTCGGTCTGAGCCTGCTTGCGTTGGAAGGCGGCTGCGATCTGTGCCGGAGACATGTTCTGTAGGTCCTTCTGTGTCGGAACCCAATCCGGGTCCTTCATCTTCTCCTCGAACTCGTCCTGCTGCGAGAGCGGGGTAGACGCCTGAGCATCCTGCGCGAGCGCAACAGCACCCTCGACAGACGGAAGATCAGTAACAGCCTGCTGCTTCTTCTTGATCTCCGCCTGCATCGAAGCGGGAACAACACCGTTGATGAATGCCGCAGCCTGGCCCGCATCCGTAGACAGTTCAACAAAGAGCTTGGAATATGCAGGGGTCTGAACGAAGTCGTCAGTGATCTCCTGGTTTTGGATGAACTTACGACCATCCGGAGACTTCTTACCGACGGTCTTTGTCAGGAGGTCCTTGAAGATGGCAACCAGCTTCTCACCGTCCTCCTCGGCAACGATCCGCTTGATGTACTCAGTAAGACCGCCCTTCTTGCTCAGCTCCATCTCAATGACCTTGTCCTCAGAGAGGTGGAAGCAGAACTCCTCGGTAAGAGTCTTACCGTTGAAGTCCTCGAACGTGATGGTCTTCGTGATCATTTCACTCCGTAAGTGTTGCGAGCTGTCTCATCCAGAACTCGCGTGGGTTGATGTAGTGCTTGGAGGCGTCTTCGTCCGTGAGACGAACTTCCTCGATGTCTGCGCCTCCGCTCGCCATGGCGTCAGCGAAGGCGTCGTTAAGGAGCCCGCCGACCTCTTCATCCGAGAACGGTCCATACAGAGCAATCTCGTAGAGCCCCTCGTTGAGCTCCCGAATATAGGCGCGCTTCGCAAAATCGCTGGGGCTAGCGTCCTGCTGCTCGATCCTTTGGCTGACTCGCGTGAAGATGTCGATTTCTTCTTTGGTTGCCATATTTAGCTCCTTCAAAATTTGGATGTGGAACTGGATTAGTCCTGGACTCGGACTTCGGAGAAGTTCTCCCAGCAGTCCTTGCCGTTGATGTGAGTCTTGGTGCCCTTGGAAGACGGGCAGGGCTCGACCTTGTAGACCGTAGTACGGTTGCTGCCGTCGATGATGACGTTGCCCTTCTGGACCTCGTTGATGAACTTGTGCATTATTTTAAGCACCAATCGTCGTAGTGGAGTTGGCCGTACATGGATATGTCGTCGAGATTCGTAGATCCGCAAAGCTCACACAGTTCAACGGCAATGGCGCAATCCAAGCAGTATCGATTATTGTATCGATCGAGCACTGTTGTCTCGCGCCTTTTGAATTTACCGCATCTACGGCATGTTACAGCAATGCTTCTGGGCGTTAGTCGGCTGGGGGGCATCGGTGTACCAGCAATCGCAAAGTGGTCTGAGGGTCCTTGTAGATCTTGCAGGCGTCCGTGCAGTCACTTGCAGACGCTTCTACCAAGCGCTTGACAACCGCCTGATCCGGGTGCTTGTCGAGCTGGTCTTGTCTGATCGTGTACGTAAACAGCTTGTCCGACATAATTAGACTCCTACTTGCGGCAGCCGTAGACCGCGCTGTGGACGAGGATACGGACGTTCGAGTTACGGGTGTCCTGGTAGATCTTGCAGCCGAACTCGCAGTCGCTCAGCTCCGCCTCCACGAGGCGTGCCACAACGTTGGGGTCGGGGTGCGGCGGCTCGTCGATCGAGGTCTGGTAGGTGAACAGGCTGGGCTGCATATTTGTCTCCTTAAAGAGATGGTTGTGAGGGGCGCACAACAAAGTAGTGTCGTTTAAGTACGCCGCTTAAGGCCGTACCCCCTTGTACTACAGAAACTGCTTCGGGAATATCGCCGGGCAGTACTCACATTGCATGAGATCGTTCTCTGCGTATCGTGACTCTCGTGATCCGCAGGAAGGACACTCCTCAGTAACGCACATCTCGCCTACTACGTTTCCTCGCTCGAATATGCGCAGCTGCTTGAAGTGTTCCTTAGCCGTGAAACCGAGTGTAGTCGCGGACCGGACCCGTGACGAAGTTGATCGCAACGCACGGCTGACCATCCTCGCTCAGGATGGCCTGGTAGTCCACAGCCATCAGCTTGTCGCTGTTCCAACCAATCTCATCAGAGATGGCGGTGTGCGCAAGGCCGATCATGTCATAGAAATCAGACACGGTGGCGTAGCCGTTTGTGTTGAGCTTGTGGTTGAGCTGATTCTCGGCTCGACGAATCGTCTCGATATCGCTTCGGAAGTACCGGCCGGTGTACATCTCCATGAAGAGGTGATCACCGCCAGAAACCATGAGCACGTTGCCCTCGGTGGGCGGCGCCTTATCGATCCGGTCCTGTGCGATACCGTTTCGGATCTGGTTCTCTTCCTTTTCACCGAATCGCTCTACGACCTTGTCGCGGTACTCGGTGTACGCCTTCTCCGAGATCGTGCACGCAACAGCAAGGGCTGCCGCACGCTTCGTACTGATGTGGTTGGCCAGCACGATGGCGGTGATGGTGGCTGTGCCTGAGACGACCGGGGGGATGTAGTGCGTCCAGGTCGCCTTCACCTTCTCCTTCGGAGTCAGAGGCGTGAATGGCTCCTTGTTTGCGAGCTGGTTGTCCTCGACCTCGAGGAGCACGCGGTGCGTTTTGAGCGCCGCACGGTGGGTCAGGATTGCAGTGCCGATGACACCGGCCACACCGATTGCGGTCAGAAGAACGGGCGAGTTGTCGATCGCCAGCTTCTCGATTGCCTTGAACCTACTTACCAGGGATGTCATTGCGGAACTCCGTAATCATGTCGAAGAAGTCGTCGTCTGACGGCTTGATGTAGAGATATGTTTGCCCCGAGACGGGACGAGGCTTCGGGGTCAGGCTAAGAACCAGCCAGACAACAAACGCTAGTACAGCGACGATAATGACGCTGTCCAAAAATTGCATGATTGTTAGAGCAAGTGCATCCATCGAGCTCCCTTAAATTGAGGCGAAAAAATAGAGGAGGTGACTGTCCAACTAAAACAGTCCGTTAAGTAGCCTTATCTTTAATGGCTACCACTCCGGGTAGGGTTTTCACCTACACATTAGTGTCTCGGATCCTTTTCAGGACTCCTCTACTATGGGATGTGTATTTTACGCGAACTACTGCGGAGCTGCCGGTACTACAGGAACTGAGAAATACCAACCTACAATCGGACCGACTAGTCCTTGTCGGGTTGTGTGTAGTGGTGACTTCTCAGAGACACCAAGCTTTCGAGCTTCTCTACAGAACGCTTCAACATCTTCGAGTGTTGCGGGGGGCATGAGGTCGATGCTTCCGGCCGCTCGATACTCGTGTGTCATGTTTCCTCCAAAAATAAAAGGGAAAGAAGTTTCACAATTTGTCCGCTTGTCAGGGCTTCCGGGGGTGCTATTGACATAACACAGTGATCTCATCTTACACTCCATAGTAAGGGATATTTCTTCACTATGGGCGATGTAAATATCGCGAACAGAAAGACCTAGAGCCTATGCTTGTGGGCATAGACTCGAGGCCTGATCTGTTGAGGCGGATGGGACTAGTCGTTCGACTCGTCGACCACCACGTCGTCGTCCTCGTTCTCCGAGCGGTTGCGCTTGGCGTTGACGAGGAGGCCGGTCAGGGCACCGGTGGCGACGGGCACGGCGAAGCGGGTGAGGAGCTTGGAGGCTCCACCCTTCGCGCGCACGAGGACGCCGGCGACCTTGGCGACCGTCTCGGTCTCGGCGGGCGGCACGGGGACGCTCGTCGGGGACGGGGGGACGGTGGGGACGGTGGTGGGGGTGACGGAGGTGTCGGTCATGACATTTCCAATCTGTCGGATGAACAGGGTCGTTATAGGGCGTGTTTTTTTCGCGAGTGATCCTATTTACGACTTTCCATATCATCAGCAGCTGCCCGAAGTATAGCCACCGCTTCCGCCTGCGTCACCTTACCGTCTGCGTTTTGAATGGAGTAAAGCGTTACTCCTGGCGATGGCGTTAGTCTTGTGACTACAATTTGAACCGATTCCATGAGACTAGCCCTTTACGTTTGACATGGTGATTGTGACGTAAAGCAACTCGCATGGAGTACCGCTCTTCGTGTAGTCTTGCATGACTTCCAATGCATGTACTTCGTCGTCGAAGAATTCGGCGTCCGTTATGTGGTTCATGAAACCGCGCAGCGAAGCAAACTTCTTATCAGAAATCCTCTGAATAACCATCTGAACCATAATTATCGCTCCTATTTTGGTTGGTATGTATCGTGCCCTCAACGGGATTCGAACCCGCGTAGCCACCTTGAAAGGGTGGAGTCCTAGGCCACTGGACGATGAGGACCAGCCAACATGCAGAATATCATGGGGGACTGCATGTTGGTAAATCTTAGTGACGACTCCCCTTGCGAGTGGGCCCACAGGGACTCGAACCCTGAACCCGCGGATTAAAAGTCCGCTGCTCTGCCAATTGAGCTATAGGCCCTTGCGAAAGACTAAAGCCCGTGTAGGGCTGTAGCCTTGAACTAGATCTGTAGAAGCTAGGTCATGATGCTGACGAGCGCAAAGACGAACAGGATGGTTCCGCCGTACATGAGGATGCACGAGAACCAAGTCCAGAGGACGTACTGAATGAGTCGTGGCATATAAAACTCCTTCGTGAGAGATGGACGTTCACTATAGGATATGTATATGTCGCGATATTTCAGTAAGACCTAGAGCCTATGCTTGTGGGCATAGACTCGGGGTCTTGACGGGACTAGCTGGCGTCGGAGGGGCTGAGGGGCTCCACGGGCTTGAGGGTCGGCTTCGGGTCCAGGCGCTTGCTCATCGCGACGAGGCCACCCCAGAAGAGGACCTGGGTAGCGACTGCGAACACGTTGGAGTAGATCGCGAGCCGGTACTGGTTCTTGCGGTAGTGGATGACGTCGGGACAGGTGTACTGGTACCGGTTGGACTTCTTGAGCTTGTTGAGCATGGGGGCTCTCCAATCAGATGGGTCGGGTCATTATAGTGCGTGTTTTTTACGCGACTTTGACTGAAAACCTCCCCCGGGAATTTTTTAGATTTGCAAAGACTAAAGCCCATGGTGATGGGGGCTCTAGCCTTCGAAGGGTCTACGCGGGCTGGTTGTGGATCTCGATCGGGTTCCGGCCGGGAAGGGTCATGACGGTGATGTCCGGGAGGAAGTCGACGAACACGGGGTACATGCGGACCTGGACTTCGCCGTTCACCGAATTGGTGAGCGGGTCGCCGAGGACCTTGTACATGAGTCCACCGATGTAAAATCGGTCGTCCTCCTGGAGGTCGGCCACCGTGCGGGTGGTCTTCTCGAAGCCGTAGGGTCCGTGCATGGGATCTCCTTGATGGGGTAGGGGGTCTTCACTATAGGAGATGAATATAACGCGAGCAAAGACTAAAGCCCCTGGAGGGGGCCTAGCCTTGGTGAAGGGTGCTAGTTGCGGAAGATGAACATGAAGTCTTCGACTTCTCCGTCGCTGTCGGTGCCTGCGATGACGCTCGTGTGGCCACTCATGGTCGCGGCGAAGCAGGTCAGCGCCTCCAGGAAGCCTCGGTTGAGGTCTGGGGGCGTGATGTCTGGTCCGGAGCTGATCATGTAGATGGACTCGATGAGCTTGGTGCAGGCGTCGGAACGCTTGAATTGCTTGGACATGTCTCTCCTTCTGGGTCGGGGTCCTTCATTAGGGTCCATGTCTTTTGCGCGAGCAAAGACTAAAGCCCCTGGAGGGGGCCTAGCCTTGGTGAAGGACTAGCGCGGGACGACGATGTTGTCGGTCGAGTTGACGTCGTGCCAGGCGTACTTCTTGCCGAAGGCGGCTCGGGTGAGGATCTCCGCGTGGGCGTCGGTGTGCGCGTCCGGGTAGACGTAGAACGTGTTGTTGTTCAGGGTCTCGTCGGCGGGGCGCACACCGTCGTTGGTCTCGGTGATCTCCTCGATGGTGGCTTCGGTGATGAGCTTGGCGAACATGGTCATGACGACTTCTTTCTGTCGGGATGGCGATGGGTCTTTCACTATAGGGCGTGAAAGTTACGCGTCTGTCACGATGTACGATCCCTTGCGACCTTGGACGATGCGGAACTTCTTACCGCTTAAAACCACCTTTGCAAGCTCTTTTTGCCAAGGAGACAGGGGAATTTCCGAAAGGCTTTCTAAGAACTTTATGAACTCATCAAGTTTAGGATCGACGAAGGATGCAGCCATAAAACACTCCTATTTTGAAGACCTAGAGCCTATGCTGGTGGGCATAGACTCGGGGTCTTGACTGATCTACTGCTGCTTGTAGCTGTTGGCGCGGGCGTCGATGACGGTGATCTCGTTCTCGGTCTTCTCCGACTCGAGCTTCGACATGAGCCGGTACCAGACGTACGTGGCACCGCTGAAGGCGGCGGCGATCCCTGCGAAGATGATGGTGGTCTGCAGGGTGACGGCGACGCGCTCGGCGGGCGACGTGGGGGGCTGGTTGAAGGCGCATGTCGTGAGCTCGATGAAGTCTTCTCGAGGCATGATCACGCTGCTGCTGAGGTCCACGGTGGGGCTCCTAACAGTTGTAGTGGTTGGGTCATTATAGGGCTTGTTTTTCTCGCGAATAAGACTTAAAACCCATGAGGGCTTCAGAGGTCTGTGACTACGCGTGCATCGGGTGGATCTAGACGTCGGGCTTGTAGTGCGGGATCATCGAGGTGAGGATGGCCTGGACGCCCTCCTGAGCACTCTCCTGGGTGTGGAAGGTACCCGGAACGGGGTCGAGGTTGACCGTCACGATGAGGGTCACGGACTTGGGGTGCGACAGGTCGAACATGTCTACTCCTGATGTTGTGAGCGGGGTCGTTATAGTCCGTGTAATATCCGCGAAGACGTAAAGCCTATGGGTTACATAGACTTCAGAGGTCTCGGATCTCGGGTCAGTTGTTGCGGAGCTTGTTCTTCTTGTCGAAGTACTCGAGCGCCTTGGTGGCCGCGATGAACACGGTGGCGAAGGCGCCGAGGTTGACGAGGACGGTCTTGAGCTTCATGCGAACTCCTGAGGTTGAGGGCTGGTCATTATAGGGCGTGAATATCTCGCGAAAGACTAGAGCCCTTGTGAGGGGCTCCGGCCTTAGGACTCGGACTTGTACCAGGGTGCCTTGGGATCGGTCAGGTGTTCGAGCCACATGGCCCGGCGGCCTTCCAGCTCACCATCCTTGAAGCCGCGCGTCCACCCTTCCATGCACTCCTTGATCGAGGCCTGGCGGTGCAGGTCGTCGAGCATGGAAAGCTTGTACTGGTAGAACTTGTGGTTGGCAAGAGTGGTGACGAAGATGGCCACCAGAACCTTGAGGGTCGGGTGCATCGGATCTCCTTAGAATTGGTGGAGTCGGGTCATTATAGGCGATGAATATCACGCGACCAAAAATTAGAGGATATGTAATTCAACCGAAAATCAGAGGGCACGCAAACTTGTTTAAGGTTCGCGTGCCCTCCGACTTCGGAAGGGTCTAGCGGGGACTGCTCAGTTCTTCAGCTGCCTGACGAGCTTGATGGCGTAACCACCGAGGACGTTCGCGCGCTCGTACTGCGTGACGAGAGCGAGTCCGGCGAGGTTGGCAACGACGGTCCAGAACGTGTCGGGGCTGACGCGCGTGACAGGAAGGGTCTCCTTCTGCGCGTACAGCGTCGCGAGGTTCTTGACTGCGCTGGTGTACTCGTCGGAATCGGGCTCACATCGTGCAAGCACGGCAAGCACGCGAGTGATCTCGGTGTTAAGCTCCGTCTCTTCAGGGCAAGGCTTCTTGCTGAACATATTTCTCCTAACGTAGAGGGGGGCTTCCTTTATAGGAGATGTAAATATCGCGACCTACTCAGGATTACGCGGAGCAGCCTTGCGTGTCACTTTCTTAGAAACCACCGGAACTGGAGGCTCGACCGGAGCGGGCGGAGCAATTCCTACCACCGGCTTCTTACGCGGAGCCCTCTTACGAGGCGGTGGCTTAGGCGAAGGAGGAGTTTCAACAACCTCAACTGGCGCCACTTCCGGACTGACCTTAAGCAGAACCTCTTCTTGAGTCTCAAGAACCTCTGCTGGATCACCCTTGACGTCTAGCGAATAATTGTTGTCGCCCTTAACCTCAACCTCAGCAATCTTCCCGTCAAACCGAGCATCGCTATTTCGATAGCGAATGTTATCGGATCGAATAATCATACCGAGAACTGTATCCAGTACAGAAATCGTACCGATAACCTCGGTGACCTTGGGAAGGTCCCAAATCTCACCCAACCCGAAATATAAAGCGCTTGCGGCGGGAAGAATGACCAGCGCAATATACTTCAGCACATCGTACACACGATTGCTGAAAAGGGGAGTGTACTCATCATTTGCTACATGAGCCATTAGTAATATGTCCTTCCGCCTCGACGATTAGAAACTTGTTGAGAACTAGCGTGACCTTTAAACTCTCGAGCATCGGTTGCTAGTCCATCATCCCGATGGCGCTGACGCATTGGGATTTCTTTCTTTCCAGCGATGTAATAGAGCCGGAAGCGATAACGCGGAATGCGCAAGATCAAATATACCTGAATAACAAACTTGGCGTCCCAACCCATTCCCTGACCGATAATCAGACTAGGATCATACTCGTTTACTCGCTCGTCAGCGTGCTTGTTCGGTGCAACGCGCCATGTTTCCCGATCCAAATCTGTTCGGAGCGGATATTCCGTAGGAAGCGTGAGTTCTCCACGTGGAATTTGGTTTGGACCGTGACTTTCTTCATAAGCAACCGCGTTTGGACTTACATTCACGTAACCTAAGTCGTGGTACCCAGAGTCAGGTCCAAAATATCCCGGACCATCATCGTTGGCAATCTTACCGCGTGTCCAGTAATGGTATACAGGGTTGTCGCCATACGTAGACCCAGTACCCTTCATATAGGTAGTAAGTCGAACTTTTTCATTCAACTCAAAATAATCCAGGTCATACTCAGCTTCCCAACGATAAGTACTAAGATCATCAAATGTGACCTCAGAATCCGCTGGCATATCTATGATTTCGGCCCAGTCTAGCGGAGCTGTCCATGAAGTATTGGTGGCCCGCCTAATGAAGTCTGCTGCACGGGCTCCAAGCTCGATATTCCAGTAATGTTGAACGGTGGCGTCATCATAATGAATTGAGCCTTGATCTTCAGTACCGAGGTGACCCCAACCACCCTCTGCGAAACTGGACTGAACAAAGACACTAGCGCCGCCATCCTCAAGTTGGCGAGCTTGCTCACTAGTCCCATCGGTAGTCGTAGTGGTTCCATCAAGACCGATATCGTGAACGAACTGACGGTGAACCTGATGCGCCACCAAACCAGTTTCGATATAGCTACCCACAAAACCGACATATCCATCGTAGAACTCCGTGCCGGGCCACATATGTCCCCAGCCGGTGTGCTCGCCAGGAACAATATGCCAGTCGGTATCGACAGCCGTTCCCCAATACTGTCCGACCTTCATTCCAAGCCCAACGATTATCAAACCATCGCGTCGCTCGCCGCTACCCGTAATTCGAAGTAGGTACATCTCTTGGCCAGGAGATGTGGGTACGCTAACTGCACCTGACCCGCTAGCAATCGGTTCGGTTGCTGGGACGTCACCCAGCGGCAATCCGTTCCTTCGCCACACAGTTAATTGAACATCAGAGGGCACCGTGGCGGTGAAGCCACCAGATGCATCACTAACTGGGTCGGTTGTACGAGGATAGCATCGAACAACCCACCACGTGACGCCAGCGGTCTCTAGGGTGTAGCTGTGAATTCTCGTTGGAGGATCGGGATTGGGATACAAATCGGCCGCTACAGCAGCCTTCTCTGGGGTTGTATTAGTAGCGGGTGGAATTGGAGGCGGGGGAGGAGGCTCGCCCACAGCTCGTGTACCACCCGCAGCTTGATCTGCAGAATATAACGTTGTGGGGTCCGGAGGATTAGACGGCGGATCATTGTAGCCCGCGTCGTACCAAATGATGTACAAATCCCAGCCCGCCGGAACCGGAGTGGTGTCGTCGAAGGTGTAGTATCCTTCGGGCTTTGAATCGTCTTGTCCAATACCGGCGAAGATACTTCCGCCAAAACCCTCATAGGAAAGGTCCTCAACGGTGGCCGGATCGGCAACTACAAGATAATACTCTCCAGTACCAGACTCAAGTGGTCCCGAAGGCGGGGTCAGATAAGAGCCACCTGTGTATGGGCCAACATGAACACAGAGCGTACCCCAGTACGCGTTATAGACCCACTCCATTAGAAATCCTCCCGACCATAGCAGTTTGAAAATAAGTTAATATATAGAAGATCCGGCAGGGGCAGGGCCGAAATCCCACTAGGTTCCAAAGGGAGCATTCCGCAATAGTCCTGCTATTTTGGTAGAAGCTTCGCAGAATTCAGCAATAAACAGATATGGAGCCGACTTAGATTCCCATGGCCAAGTTGCGCCATCAAGCATCTTTCCTGTTATAGGATCGGTCTTTGTTTCCTGTCCTGGCCAATAACCAGCCGCTTGGCCGGTAGTTCCAAAGGCCTGGATTAAACCCGCCGCTTCTAGCTGAGGAGCCTTCTTCGACCAAATGTCATCTGCTGTAAGAGGATTTCCAACCACGGAAGCAAGCCAGTTGGCGGTGACTGGTTTATTGAAAACTGCCACACAGAATCGCTTTCCTCCGGGCAAACTTCCATCTGCAAGAAATGCAGTATTAATAACTGAAGAACTCAAAGTTGTAGCGCAAACATACATTGTTTTATTGATCGTGCCCAATTCACCAGCAGGGATTGGGAAGGTGGTCCACAATCCTCCCTGCAAGTTATGCACGGGGATTTTACCGCCACCGGCTTCGGAATCCCATGGAATAATTCGGTCCTGATGCACCTTGGACGAACGACTATTCTGATTGGTACGTCGAGCCGGATCAATCGTGCTCTTGTTGCGCTTCATAAGAGCAGATAGCGTAGTCATATCGTGGGCCAAATATGACAACTGAGCTGTGACACTACCACCCGGTGTAACGGAGACCTGACTCATGTGCAACAGCAACCCATCCACGCCCTCAGCAAGTTGCATCAGAGGAGGATGAAAATACTTCACAAAGAGATTTTGTCCGGCTCGCATTTCCCAACGAGATCCTTCCTCAGGATCCATGTTGATCGTCGCTGAACCAACCCACTGAGGATCATACTCTCGGGCAGGCTGAATCTCTCGGTTAGCAAACGCTCTACCTTGAGCCTTACTGACCTCTCCGTACTCAATAAGTCGACCAATCGCAAGTCGACTCCGATCGTAGGCAGGGTTAGGACCGATTATAGAACCATCAACTCTATAGAGGAACTCCATGTTATCGGTAACCGCCGCGATTGGAGCGATATGAGCACCTTTAAGACTGACGTGATTTCCGCCAACACCAAATAACGCATTCCAAGTTTGAGCTCCAACCACACCGTCAACCTGAATGCCCGCTCGACGCTGAGCATCCTTTACCTCATCCACATCTCGAGGGTCGTAGGTATCGCCCGAGTACATCGTGTA